CCGCTGCGGATCAGGTGCTTGCGGAATTCGTCTTTCCAGTTCGGCCGCGCCTGCGCATCGCCCAGCTCCAGCAGATAGGGCCCTCGGCCCGGAGCGTCCTCGAGCGCGATCCACCGCTTCGTCTGCGGATCCAGGTGCGCGCCCAGCGCCTTCAGGATCTCTTCGCGCTTGGTCTTCAGCCAATCATCGAGCAGATTTTTCAGCGCATGGTACTTCGCGTAGCGCGTGACCAGGCTTTGAGAGAGTGGTTTCATTTCCGGTTCGTTTCCTTGGCAGCGGCTCTGGCGCGGGCCTCGCGAGCTACTTTGGCCCTGCATGCGGCGCAGGGATGCGTCGAGTGCGCGCGCTTTTGCCGTGGCGTCACGCCGCGGCCGCGGCGTGGTCGACTTCTGGTACTGGCAAGCAATCTTTCAGCGTGATGCAATCCTGATAGATGGCGATCACAGGTATCCATCCCGCGCCGCACCATTTCCGCGCCACGGGCATGAGCTGTCCATTGCACGAGTCCGCGCTGGGGGTGATCGAGATGAGAATCCCCAGCGCCTTCGCCGCGTTGTCGGGGATTTTGGGGGAATGGACGATCAGATCGCCTACTTTGGCTTCTTGTCCGTTCGCGTAATGTGGCATTTTTTCTTCCTCAAAGTTGGGATGGCCGCCATCGGAACGCCGTTGTTCGACGTTCGCGCCGGCGGATAGATAAATTCAAAGTCGCTTTCCTCTGCGGCGGCTGCCGCGCTCGGCGCGGGCGGCTCGAAGGCGAACGGCAATTGCCGTTGTCTGTCCTCGGACGTGAGCACCGCGTGTCCGTTCAGATCACAAAGCGAAAAATCTTGTAGCCGGCCTTGATCGTGCCCTTCATGGCCTTCGCGCCGGCAGCGGCCGTCTTTGCCGCGCCGCGCACCGCCAGGTCCTTGTGCTTCGCTTGCGCCCCGCCGGCGAAAAGCAGGAACAAAAGAGCCGCCGAGATGATTCGAGCCTTCATCGTGATTGCCTCCTGGATGGTCTACTGCAGGTCGTAGCCCTGCATGGAAATCGATTCGTTCAGGTTCGCAAGGCCGCTGGAGAAGGCCGCAGTCATTGCGGTGTTCGTCGTGCCCTGCAGATTTAGACCTGGAACGGGGATGGCCAGGCTGCCGACGGCCGCGGCAATGAAAATCGTGATGGTCCAGAGAACCGTGGCACCATCCAAAACCGTAATGGTCAGCACCGTCGCGGCCGGCGCGGCGCTGGCGGACCAGCTAATCGTCAGGCCTGTGCAAATGTGCCGCAGGCCAGGACCTGCGGCTTGGACTGCAGAGGCGACCGTGCCCGTTGCCGGCGCGCTCGTGGTCGTCCATCCGGTGCTTTGCTGCGGGGAGATGACATTGCCGGAATTGTCAACCGTTGCCGGGATCTCTCCGAGGAGTCCGACGGCCAATTCGAATTGCGTTTGCGTCACGCTGCCGTTGGTGTATTGCACGCGCCAGTAGCGTTTGCGAATCGCGCAAATCATTCGTTCCAAAGTGGCCGCGGTCACCGTGTCCTTGCCGGCTTGCGCCGTGAAATTCACATTGGTGATGTCATCGGATTCCTGAACGACGAGTCCGCCTGCGGCCGAGGCCTGGTCCGAATAGGCGCTGATCTCCAAATAGTTCAGCGGGATCTGCGTGCCATCGAACCACGGCGATGTAAACACGCCGCCATTGCCGAGGAGGGCGGTCGTCAGAATCATCGACATCTGTTGTGAAACGGGCGCCATTTGAAAAGACTCCTAGCCGAACATGCGTTCGGAATTTTTGTTGGCCGGGGTTTTCTCCGGCTCGAGGCGGATGCGCGTGCGCGCCGCCGGCGATAGCCCAAGCTCGCCGCCGAGCTTGCAGAGCATCAGCAAAGATTTCTGCGCGATGGCCACTTCCGGCCGTTGCTGGACGAATTTGATTTTGCCGAGCTTTTCTTTGTCGATGGGCGCCTCGCGAATCTCGAAGGTCAGGCCGTGAGCTTCGAGAAAGTCCTCGGCGCCGCGCCATTTGGCGAAAGTCATGCAATAGGCGGAGAAGATAGGGACGTCGACGACGGCCAGCCAGGGGAGATCGGGACGCAGGCGCGTCCAGACCTCTCTGGCTTTTTCGGTCATCCAGGCAGGAGGAGGAAGATCGGGCGCGGCCATGGCCGGCTGCGGTTCAAGCGAATTTAGTTTTAGCTTTCCTGGATTGCCTTGCAGGATGCGGAGAGCGGTAGGCTTAGGCGACGGACCGCGTTGACCCATTCATCGAGTAATCCGAGCGGTCTGCCGCGAAGCAATAGGACTCCGGGCCAGTGTTCGATGGGTGTGTCGCAAATCAAACGCCCGGGACGCCCGAATCTCTAATGCTTCTCTGCGAATTCCATCCGCTTGCATTTCTTGAGCAGAACAGCGGCATCCTCCGCGGTGATCTCAGAGAGAGTCGTGGCTTTGACCCCGATACCCATGCCCACCAACGTATCCTGCTTTAGAAAGTAGGATTTGCCGGCCTCCAGATCGAGCTTCAAATGATTCGCGTTCTGGCCCGATTTTGTGCAGAAATCGTGCGTCCCCGGTTCCAGGGCGACGACGAAGTAGCTTTTGTATTGATTCACGCCAATCCATATCCGGTCGGCGGAGACCTTGTTCTGGACGCTGCCCCCTTCCCAGGTGGGGGCGAGAACGTAAACGAGCGCCTTATCGGCCGGCGGATTCATCTCGAGAGCCGATTTGCCCTCGACACGCTTTGTAGAGTGTTTCACGTCCGGCCCGCAGACCTGCGGATGCGCCGGGCCGTTGAGCAAAAAAAGACCGCTGAATACAGCGATGAGCGCCCGCGCGATCATGCCGCCTTCTTTTTCGGCCTTCCGCCCAGCTTTCCCCATTTGCGGAAGTGGCGCAGCTTATATTTCGCAGCGCGCGCATCCCCGCCCTTGGCCGCTGCCTTCTTGCGATCCAGCATCGGATCACCGAGAGCTGAGATCGCCAGGGCAATGGCCTCGCGCGCCTCCGCTACCTGATCGGCATGCTCGGCGTCCGGCGTTATGCCGCCTCTCAGCGTTCGCAAGACTTTGATCGCTTTAGTGTTCGTCAATCTGCTGGCAATTGTAAAAGCTGCCAGGGCAGGTTGTCAAACGCGTTGCTCTCCTGTGGCGGTGCTTGCCCAGACGAGTGCGGCGATCCATCCAAGAACCGTCCAGCCGAGGAGGATGTTCAGCACCCAGATCGCCGTGCGTTGGTGGTGATGCCGGTTCTGGCCAATGATCCCCGGAAACAAATAGACGCAGGCGCCGAGGAACAGGAATAGCAGACCCAAGGCGAAATTGGGCGTCGGCGCTGACGCCTTTGTTGCCGCCGGCGGGATAATGTTCGCGGCCGCAGGTTTTTTGGATGCAGCGTTTTGCTGCCCGCAGTTCTCCAGATATAGCCGCTTGCCACCGGGATTGTCGGGCGATCGCCTTTGCAACCATTCTGAGGCGGCCGCCATTTCCGGAGACATCCCCGGCCAGGCCCGTTCCTTTTCGATGCGCCGGCAATCCTCCTTCGTCCATTTCGCGCCCTGGCCGTATGTGGGGATCGCCAAAGCAAGCAAAATTCCCGCGGCAAGCGCGATTCGCCGGCGTTTTGCTGCTGCACGCTTTCGTGTGGCGCGCGCTTTCGTTTGTCGCTTTAGAAACTCGAGTCGAAGTTGAAGGAATGCTCTGTCCAGGTCACTGATCTTTTTAATCATGGCGTCCTTTCCCTTGCTAGATGCATCATCTGACCGTCCGCGAAAGCGAACGGCCAGGGGCCGCATCTGGCGCGGCTATTTCTGCTCGCCTTCGCAAGAGATGATCAGCGACCCAGACGCTTCCTTTACCACCGGTACGCGGCCCGTCTTGCATGTGACGACTGCCTGCCATCGATTGAGGTACGTCGTTTTGATTGCGCGCTCCGCTTTCTGAGCGCCGACGGTCGCGGCGAGGCACAAAGCCGCGAATATTAAGGCCAGGGATTTTTTCAGCATTTTTGTCACCAGCTTTTCTGATTCGCTTTTAGG